TTAGCGGATTGTCACTACGGCAGGCAGGCTAACAGCATTGCGTTTCCCTTTCCGTTGGTCCGTCACGCCATTGACGGCCGTTGCCACGCCGCAGCGTAGCAACCGTCGTGAATGGCCTAGCGGAAAGTGCCGGCATCGATGAGCCGCATGAAAGCGGTGACATCGAGTGTCATCTCGCCGTCATACGGCTCGCGTCGAAGGTTTGCGTCTAGCCCGTTGCCTTCGAGTGAGGAAGGATCGAAGTCCTCGTAGTCCTGCGGGCGATCAATATCGAAATCATAGCGATGCATGTTGTTTCACTCCGGGATTAAACGTTGACGTTGAACAACCAGCCGCGATCGATCACGAGCGCGGCAGCGTGACGCTTGCGTCGGCACACGCACCATGAAAGCTGCAAGCGGCCAATGCGCAGGAAGCGCAAGCCGCCAACCTTGAAGTATCGCATGTTGTTTTCCCTTTTGGTTACGAAAGGTGCGCGCGAATGCGTGCGCTGCTAGCGTGGCATGAACGCGGCTGGCACGATGCCGATACCGTTGCTACCAGTTACGCCGGCGCAGCAGCCAGTCTTGCCGCCTGACATTCCACCGCGCTTGCGCCAGGTTTCGGCATCGCGCGCCGTGCCTGCGGCAAGGCGCTTAATCACAATGTGCGCGGGGTAAACGGTCGGCTCACGCTCGCTTGCTGGCCGCTTGTAGAGTGCGTCACTGAGCGCGACGCGCGATGGCAGCGCGTCGTAAGCCTCGCCGCGCGCCTTGAACGGCGCGGCTGGCTTGTAGGCGAGATCGCCAGCCTTGGGCTGGCGACGATATTTTGCCATTGGTTACTTCCTCCGCGCGCCAGCGGCGGCGCAGCGCCAGTGATTGGCCCACGCCCATGCGCGCATTGCCGACATACGATCGCCGTCGCGCTCGTGCGCGAGGGCGAATGTTTCATATTCGACGGCGCGCGCGATGCACGCCGCGAAGCTTTCGCGGTCAACGCTTGTTGTGGTGTTCATTTTGCACTCCGGGATTAACACGCGGGATTGCGTGCTAATGCCGGAATGCAGCGGCGCCGCGTTTGTGCGGCGCCGAACATTGGTGCTTTGTGTCAACCGGCGCCTTACTGAGGCTTATTGCGGCCGCGCTGCTATCCTGAAGCGCGGTTTCATCTAGCGGCACTCGCAGAGTTTAAGCCGCGTCGTGCACTCGGCTGCTAGACTAGCCGGTTGATTGCATGGTTTGTCCTGACCGCTTGTTTCCATGCTGCGGGATTAGGATCGGCGTCCGCAAGTTCATTACGCTCGCGGCGTTCCTAACGCGGGTGCACATAGCTTGTGCCCCAACCTTGGCCGACTTGCGCGCTATCGCCTAGGTGCAATACCTGTAGCGCGCTCTTGGTGGTCGCTCGTCTACACTCGCCCTCGCGCGGAGTACCTTGTTTCCCCTCGCGCTGGCTTCTCGACTTGTGCCGCCGGCCTGCCCGCGCCGTCGCGCAGGCTATGTCCGCTGGGACCCCCCAACGGTCGTTCGTTCCTGGCAGTGTCCTTTCTCAATGTTCCTACACTGCGGCCGATGTATTTATTCCCGGAGTTGACGATCCCTGGGCGGCCCGGCACCGGGTGGCCAGTTGGCCAAGGCCGGGGGCGCAGCCGGCGGCCGTTAGGCTTTAATCCCCCACGTGCTTGAGTTTTTAAATGTATAGTTGTTCCGACGTTCTTCTGTTTTTAATTGTTAATTCAAAAATAACTTCCAACCTACTTATTTCACATTACAAAAAATAGGCAGCCTATTTTTATACACATTACATTACTACGGCCGGTGAAAATCCGGCTGGTGCCCCACCCGCCGATATGCTATTTGGATCGCGCTGAAAGGAGACCCCCATGAAAAAGCTGTTTCTTGCCACGACCTTGCTCGCCGGTTTACCCCTCGCAGGTGCGAGCGCGATTCAGATCATCGGATTCGGGGAGACCGGATCGAGCACCGGGCTGACCGCGACCGAAACCGTCCCCGGCACGTCCACCCACCTGTCGATCACCAACGACCCGATCACGATCACGCAGATCGAACTCGGGCTGTCGACGCCGACCGGCGCATTTATGGATCTGAGCGCGGACTCCACCGACACCGCCGTCCCGGTCGGCGGCACTGCCGTCTTGCAGCATTTCTCGGGCAACTTTTGCATCACGTCGGCAGTTGGGTGTGGAGGAACTAACTACCTTTCGGGAACGTTCACCGACGCAGCGTTCGGCTCGATCGGCGGCGACCAGCTGAGCGTGAATATCGCCAGCCCGCCGGACACGCTGTCGCTCACCAGCGCGATTGGGTTGGCTACGGCGCCACCAGCTTCGTTCACGTTGGCGCTATCGAGCGTGACCCCGCCGCTGACCCTCGATACCACGGGCGGCCCGGGAACGATCGGCCCCTTCAACGGGTTTTTCACCGGCGATGCGGACGCGCATTCCGTCCCCGAACCCGCCTCGCTGCTCATCCTGGGCATGGGCCTGATCTCTCTCGGCTTCGTTCGCTATCGCAAATCCTGAAGGAGTTTAAAAATGCCAGCACCGTTTCTCGCAACCGTCACGATCCTGTCGGCCGCCCAACCCAAATCGGGCGGCGGATCTACCGTCCTGGCCATGATCACCCCGCTCGGCGGCGGCCACGCCGATGCCGGCCTTCCGGAGGCCCCTGGGGCCGCTGACCCCGGTTACGGCCACCCCATCGGCGGTCACCCCGACCAGGGCCTCCCGTGGGCTCCTGGACGGCCGGACAACGGCGTCCCGGTCCCTCCCGATACCTGGCCGGCACAACCGCCCCCACCGCTCCCGCCCCACCTCGAAGACCAGGTGATCGTGGCCATCCACCGCCCCGGCGTGACCGAGTGGACCGTCAAGGCCTATCCTGTCCCAACTCCGAAAGGTTGATCCTATGGCAAACACCACCACGCATGCGCCTCCCGCCGCCGTAGGCCTGCACGAAGCCGCACTCGGCGCCATGGCCGACCGCCTCGAAGCCATGCGCGCCCGCCTCGCGCACTCGCTCGGCCCCGACGACCTCGCCGCCGTCTCCGCCGTGATTACCGAGCTGCGCTCGATGTCCCCGAACGCGCCGCCGGCCGTACCCGGCCACGCCCCGGCACCCGCACAGGCCCACGCTGCCGCCAAGCCCGACACGGCTAAACATACTTGACCGCTAAATCACCCCTCCCCCTACGGGGGAGGGGTGACCCTCCGGCCCTGGTCAGAGCACGAAAAGAGAACGAACAGCCCTGGAAACCACTGCCGGGCCATCGCAAGATTCGTTGTGAAAATTGTAGTTTTTGGTTCAGCTCCTCGCGCGCGGGCGACCAAACGCAGTGCAAGGATTGCCTAGCCGGCTTGCAGGCACCTGGCCAATAGCTGGTTGATCACGGCAACCGAGTGCTGCGCCCGGGCGTCGATGTACCAGAACAGCACGCCGATAAAAATCATGTTGACGAGAATGAGCCCGAGAAACTGCGGCGGCAGCGCGTGCACCACTTGCGAGCCGAGCTTGAGAATAATATTCTGGTGGTTGCCGTTGGGGTGAGGCGTCTCTTGCGTCACGTCCAGCCACCCGCACTCACCCGGGTGCGCTGCACCACGCGCGGCATCACCGCCCTAAGTGCTTTACCTGTTATGTCAGCTGTCACTGACAGGCACCCGTATTGCAGCGCATCCGCAACGTCCGAGTAGGGATGGTTGTTTTTCTCCGGTTTATCATCCAGGTGCCCGTCTCTTCTACGCTTGTAATGGTACTGACTGGCCAGCGCCCGGATCAATACCGGGCAGCCCACCCTCGATATCTGCAGCGCCGGCTGGCCCATGATCTGCTGCCGTAGTAATTTTTCTACAGCAAGAAGACGAGGATGAACATCGTTAGTAACACCAGGGTAAGCAAGAAACCCGTGCGACTTGAGAACATCGAACGCGGTCTCCTCGCCGTGCTGGGATTTCTGGTTGCCCGCCGGGTCCGCGACGATATAGGCGCGCTTACCCGTGTAGGGCTCGCCCATCAGCCTCGGTCTCAGTCTTTCGCTGCACATCTGATGTAATCCGATATCCTCGGTGACGATCTCCTCGAAAATCAAATACCTCCCATAAACATCCACCTGGCCTATGAGCGCGCAGGGTGTCCTGCCGAAATCCATGGCGATCATGATCGGCCTTAGCGGGTTGACCACGATCTCCATGTCGCGAACATGCGTGTTCACGTCGAAACTTCTTCTGAAAACCGCCTGCCCGGCGTTGGACGTGCCCCACTCGGAGCGTATCTGCGTGGCGATGCGCTCTTCGGTCGAGCCCGACATCGCGTTTTCATAATACCCGGGCGGCAGATTCTCCAGGTTCTCGGCATCGGGACTTATACCGCTGGGCTGATGAAACAGCTTCCAGCGTGAATTAGGATTTAATACCAGGGCCTCGTGGTAAGGACTGTCCACGTCCCACGGGTTGGAATCCGCGATCAGCCCGAACCAGGTGGGACCGCCCGCCACCTTCGAAGGAAACCGCCCCAGCCTTTCCAACAGCGCCGAGACGACATCAAAGGGCACCTCCCGCAGCTCGTTGACCCACGCGCCCGTCAGTTGCATCGACAATAATCTTCTTACGTCTTCCTTGGTATCCAGCGGTATCATCACCCAGTCCGAGTGCACGGTCGTGCCGTCGTCCAGATCAGCCCGGATCTGGATGGTAGTGTCGGTAACAAAATACCTTATCATCGGATTTAAATACTGCTGCACGTCCATGAGCACGGTCAATCGCAGCTGGCTCATGGTGTTACGTATGAGTGCAAATCTCGTCCATCGCTTACCCGACTTGTCCGGGGTCTGCTGCCGCGCCCGCCGCAGCATCTCCATAATACACCCCATTGACTTCCCGCTTCCGACCGGGCCGACGATGATCCTTACCAGGTGATCGTCGAGCATGAACCGCTCGACCGTTGCCGGAGGCGTGTACTCCAGCCTGTCCGCCCCCTCAGTGCCGTGCGGGACCGCAAAAGCCAGGTCCAGGCTGGATCTATCGGTCATGGCTTAGTTTCGGATTCTCCGTTTATTTCTTCGGCTCGGTCAGCTTCGAGTTCCAGCAGCAGATTCTCTACTTCGTCCAGCACGGCCCCCATATCGCGACATATCGTCCGCAGCTGGTCTATTACCTCGTCACGTGTTTTCATTTATTTCTTCCAGTACGACGCTCTGTGCTAGGTTTATCGTGCTTCTTAGCAGTAGTACTATGGTGGAAGAATTCACACCACCCGTCCGGGGATACTCTCCCCTCGATGCGCCTGCAGGTGCCTTGCGGGTTATAATACGTGCATATGCCGCAATGCTCACGCTCGGTGCCCTTACCGGTGTATTCGGCTTCGGCCTTGGTGGCTTTGATCATTTCACGTTCACTTCGCTGAAATGCCTTCATTTCAGCTTCGTAGCCAGACAATCCATAAAG